ATCTCCTTTAAAAAATAATATCACATGTAACCCACATTACAGAAACGAACCATAATAACAGGAACGCTAAAATAATAGGCTGTGTCATCCCACTAAGTCCGCAAGTTTCGGTGGTTCATAGCAGTTAGACTTAGCCACTTTACCATCTTCTCTATATAGTGGATTGCCTTCTTCATCCAGCTTAGACATATTTGAATTATGTACTCTATTGAATGCAGTATCAAAAGACCAACCGTAAGTAACAGCAAAGCCAACACACACATAAACCAGATCACAAAGTTCTTTAAGAACTTCATCATCTTCTTCATTGCTGATAGCATACATCAACTCCTTGTATTCTTCCTGTATGAGCGTTCTTCGCAAAGCCTTTTCACTATCTACTATTGCAGAAGGCAAAGGATATTTAAGCCCTACGGGATGGTTGAAAGCACGGTGAAACATATGTAACTTATCCTGTAAGGTTTCACTTTTACCCATCATTCTTCAAGTCCTCTATGAGTTTACACAGATACCACTGTGCCTTCAACAAATCTTTGTATGGATTCTCTTTCTCTTTGTAACGATGCCTACTAACATACTTAAAAATATTTCCTTTCAAGTATCCTCTGTACTCCTCCGCTTCCATACTGTCCCTTATCAAATCAATAGTTTCCATTGTGTTACTATTATAGTGAGAGGGGCTGTTAACTTGCTCATATACATCATCATTCATTTGTAAATCTCCTCCTTCTTAGGTCTACCCCTCTTTATTTTAGTTTCTGAAGCAAGTACTTTTTTTGCATTATTTAATGTTGCTTCTTCTTCCTCTAACATTACTACACGATCATTAAGATGCTCTCTTGCTATCTTGCGTTTAAGGCGAGGAACTTTTCCACTGTTCTCCTCAAGCCACTCAATCTCCGATTTTAGTACAGTAACTGTAGGTAAGTTTGTCATTCTTTTGTTCCTTTTGTATTTTTATAATTAGAAAAATTAATTACGTTTTCAGAGTCACTTCCCTTCTCCGCTTCTTCTATAGAAAGAAGATGCATTGCCCTGCAAAAGCCCATTTCTACTACGTCATCGAAACTGTTTTCGATAATATCTAATAAACCATGAGTTAAGTAAAATACTGGTCCTTCAAGAGCCTCCTTAGTTAGATTATCAATAACACTAATTTCTACGCTCTCTATGGATGATTGCTTTATCTCCTGATGTTCTTCACTTATATCAACAGCCCTTCTACTTATAACAATAACTACAGAATCCTCTGGAAGAACTTTGTATATATCAGATATGCTCTCCGGTACATTCTCACCTTCTTCTCTATCCATATTACTTTCCTTTTTTTCTATTCTTACTAAACCACTTTTTAGGCGGCTTTCCCTCTGAATAGTCAAATTTATACTTATCACACCAATCCGCATATGTCATTCTTGATCCTTTTCCTATCTTGTTTGAAGAATTTCCAAATACAAACTTCACATCAACTCCTAGCTGATCTCTTATAAGAAGGTGGCGTGTTCGCTCTTGAGAATTATGAAAGTATCCTTTACCTTCTATAAAGAAATCATCATCAGAAATATAAAAATCAGGAATATACGTCCTCACTTTAGGTTGATAAGAAAGTCTTTGTGCTTCATATTCAAAGGGGATATTGATGTCTTCCAGAGCCTTCGCTATGTTCCTTTCAAGATTTGATCTGTATTTCATGGTGCAACCAATTGTGATATCTTCACATTATAACATGAATGCTTAAATACAAAGCCACCCTCTCTATCACCCTTCTTATGATAAGTGCTGTTGTCTTTAAAATCTTTCTTATCTATGTGTCCTAGTACCCATCCTTTCTGATAGTCATTTAACACACGAACAAAGATATAACCATCACAATCATAATCTATTTGGAAGTCAGTAACGGAACAATCATACTCAGGCTTCGGTAAATATCCTGTTCGTTTTGTTTTTACATCAATTCGGCGACCATCTGGCAACACTAAGTCGTATTTGAACGTATTAATCAATTCTCCACCATATACGCTTTGTGCCAGATGCTCGCCTATAAATCCTATAATATTCCCCTCTCCTTTAGTTATAGACCTACTTACAACGCCTAACTTCTTAGCTTTCTCATGAGCAAGTTTAACAGTATCACCATCTATGTCTACTTCTTTCAATCTTAGCCCCACTTCTTTTTTATGTGTTCTATGTATTTTTCGATATACGACCACGTTTTAGGACTCATCTTGAAATACTCTGATGCATTGATATTAAATGTCTCATTACTATACACAACAGGAGCAAGTTCTTTCAGCAAAGAATTTATTATTTTAAAGTCATGCTTTACCTTCAAGATGTTCATATCGTATGTGCTATCAGACCAATATGAATTATCAAAAGCGTGTTCATCCTTCTTAACTCTGATACCTATGAAGTTATCATTCTGTCTGAATTGCCAATGTCCTGATCTATTATCATTATCAGCAAAAAAATAATGCACAGAAGGGTTCATCTGTAAATCTTCTGGGAATACTCGCCTCTGATATATTAGCATATCAAAAAGCCTCTGCATCCAGTTCATCGTCACGGTTAAGAGGTATCTCAGATAGCCTACCTGTGTCAAGCCCATATAACAAACTGCTTGCTGGGCCTGTGAGGCCGCTGAAGCGGTTCTTTATCACCCTGACTGTGGTAGTGTGTCTTTCCCGTAAGTCTGTCGCCTGACCGTCTCTCTCAAGCCCTAATACTATGTCTGATAGCTGCCCTATGGAGCCTGACCCGCGAAGTTGGTGGAGCTTGGTTCTACCTCCTTCCTCATGACCATAATCAACGCGCTTCAAATGGGAAGCTACAAACATACAGATATCTAGTTCTTGAACAAGTGTCCTTAACTTAGTCATAATCTCATCAAGTGCTTTACGCTCATCCATGTTAGATTGATCTGATACAAGAATACTGATGTGATCTAAGAAGATATACTTACACTTCAGTACTCGAACCATGTATCGCACGCGAGAGATTATGTTGTCAATAGCGTTGCTTCCAAAGTGATCAAAAAAGAACACGCGATTCTTTTCCAGCGTATTTTGGAACGCCGTTTTTAACTCCTCCTCTGTATATTTAAAGTCAGGTAGATGTATAGGCTTATTCATCTCTAAACCTATCAACGCCTGTGCTGTTCGCGTCACGCTCTCCTCAAGAAATAGAAGCCCGATGTTCTGTTCTGTTTCATTAAGAATATGGAATGCTATTTCTCGCATGAACGATGACTTGCCAAGACCGGAACCAGCAGCGATAGTTATGAGTTCTCCACGGCGTATTCCATACGTTAATTTATTTAAACCTTCATATGGATAGGATACCTCACTCTCTGTTGGTCCCGCCTTGATAGTTTCCCACAGTGAAGCACCGGAAATAATACCTTCTGGTGTATACTTCTCTGAATGCCACCAAAGCCGTTGAAACTCCTTTTCATCATTATTGGTAAGATACTCATTAGCATCTTTTCTGTTTAGGTGAACTATTTCCGCTTTGGGAAGAAGGAGTTCAGCGACTTCCTTTGCCGCCTTACGTCCAACATCATCATTGTCGAAGCATATCTTTATGCTATCAAACTGATTCAGATACTCATAATTATCAGAGATATCCTTTACGGCGCTTTTAACTCCTGACTTAATAGAAACTACCGGCCACTTGCTTCCTAACATTTGGAATGTCGAAAGGGCATCTACTTCCCCTTCAGTGATGGTGATAAACTTTCCACTGTTAAAAAGAGATTGACCAAATAGCGTTGCTGATGGAAACTTACCTTTAGTGGAAAAGACTTTACTTTCAACTCCTCTCTTTTTATATGCTACACGAACATGGTCACTGTCGTAATACGGAAAATACCATTCCCGCGCTCCTTTAGTGACATTATAAAACTTGCAGGTATTCTTTGAAACACCTCTATCAATCATCGCTTCCAACGTACCTATATCAAGTTCTGTATTTTTTTCTTTATTCATAGATACAACCTGTAGCTGTGCCTTAACAGCACCTCTATGTTGCATACCACATGAAAAGCAGTATGTATTACCATCTTGATAATATGCTACGGCATCACTACTACCACAATCAGAACAAGGCTGATGAGTTTTGACATATCTGGTCATAGCAGTTCTTCAACTTTAGGTTCTTTTTCGACATGCGTAAAGTACCTATACCCATTTGAATATTTGAAGGTTCTTAATCCCTCTCCTTTATTAGAGTTAGACCAACAATTATACTTATGGTGACACCACTTACATTCAGTAGAAAGTTTTCTGTTTCCATTAGTTTCAACCTGTTCTTCATAGCACCGTTCAGGCGGCTCATTCTTGGCTAGAATTTCACGCAACTCATCAATACGTTCAGATGCATCAAGTGTACTCATATCTTCAACAGACAATAAGGCAAGATCACCATACTGTTTGTCGATAGCAAGGAATGCTCCTTCATCCATATCTAATGCTTGCATGTATCCTGATATCTGATACACATATCCAAAAGGATCATTTGAGAAAAGCTCACCGCGAGAGAACTTCTTAAAACCGTAGCTTGATGAAGACTTAACATCAACTACTACATCATCGATGACAGCATCAATATGCCCCTTAATTCCGTTAAGAGAAACCTCCTTCTGCATGTCACGTACATCATGATTAGCTACCTTACATAGGAAAAGTAAAAAAGCTTCTAACATATGTCCATAGAAGAATTTAATTCGCTCATTGGGTTTTAATTCATACTCAACTGGTTCATGAAAGTCATACCACATTTTGCGCTTATCTTTCCCGATGTTGGACATACGCAAAGTAGGTTTTCTATTTTTTTCTCGTTCTTCCTTACTAAAGAAATTATGTACCTCTTCTTCGATAAAGGAAAGAAAGAACTTCATGTCATCTTCATGAACTTCTACACCTGAATTAATTACTTCATAGATGTCTTTTACAAGAGTATCGACAGTCTTCATTGCAGTGTCTCCTTAACTATGGATTTGCAGCGCCACATAGTGTATGGCAGGAAGGCCCAGCCCTCACCTTTCCCAGTGTTAACCCAGTTAGCGTTAACCCCTACTATCAGTATTATACTTTACAACGCAACTTCTTCATCTTCTATGTCTTCCTCCTCTGCATCCAGTTCTTCCATTTCGTACTCAACAAGATTAACAACCATCAGTTGATTCAGACCAAGACTGACCCCAGCCTTTCCTTTGTATGTCCAATCATACGGTTTAGCTGCAATTTTAATGGTTGAGCCATTACCAATAAGAGTATCATCCCACAGACGCTTAGAAGCATCCATAACTTTAGGGGGCCTCACTGCCTTCGCAGTAACATAAGTACCCCGCTCCTCATCATTCTTAATTGGAACGCCCAAACCCTCCAACTTCTCTACTACTTCTGAAGAAAGGTTACACACATCTACTTGATACTTGTTAGATAGATTGTTAGGATGTCCTTCAAGGACACGCGCCCACATTGATGTTCCTCGTATAATCATATTATATCTCCTTGTTTAAGTTTGTTAGTGTTCAGCTTCGTACCATGTACTGCCTACTCCTACATCACATGCTAGTGGACAACGTAAATTTAGCCGTTCCCCTGCTTGCTTGATACTATCGTCGCATACCTCCTTAAAGATGTCAAGACTTTTTTTGTCCACTTCGTAAATATATTCGTCATGCACGCTACACACAAGCTGCGCTTGCAATTTCTCTTCCCGAATGCGCTTGTCGATTTCAACGGCCCACTGCTTGCACACAATCGCCCCGGCACCCTGTAGCAGCGTATTCAACCCCGCATGAGGTGAGCGAATGTAGATATGCCTTCCATCTAGTCCGTTGACATATCCGTACTGTGCTGCCTTCTTGATAACTTGTTCCTGTAATTTTTTAAGATCAGGCATGTTTGTTAGAAATCTATTCTTCAGTGCTGCCCCTGTCTTCGCTGACCCGCCTACTATGGAACCAATCTTTTCCGCCCCTGCGCCATACAGAAAAGCGTAGATGAATGTCTTAGCCTCTGAACGAGTAGATAAACCCGCAGCCTTCATATTCGCTGTATGCGGATCACCATTGACAACTTCGTTAGTGAACGCATCGTTGTTCATGTAATGTGCCAGCATCCTCAACTCAAGACCAGAAGCATCTGTATCCACAAGAACACTATTTGTTGGCGCTATAAAGCACTGCCGTGATTCTTTTCCATATATTTTGTTAGAGGATACTATGTTAGCCATATTCGGCTCTGAATGAGTCATACGTCCCGTTACAGCGCCCATCGTAAATACTCTACCGTGTACCCTTCCATCTGCACTGGACGCATCAAGCCAACTCTCTATAGTCTTCCAGCGTGTTTCAAGCGTCTTCCATAGTACAAGGTTCTTGACTGAACTAGGTGCAGCATCTGATAATGTTTCTAAGTTCTCCTCACACACCTTTGGCGCACCTTTAGGTGTAAATCTTGTTGGCTTCCATCCGTACTCATTCATTCGCTCTACTATCTGTTTAGGAGAACCTAAGTTAAACTCCTCATATTTGATAAGCGTATGATCTCCCACTGATTGACTTAGGTCTTCGATATGTGACAACCCTACTTTGGATATACTCCCATCCTTCTTCCTTTTAACTACGACATCCTTCACGGGACGCACTTTAGGTTTGAAGTAAGTTTGTATGTCACTCTCTATTTCTCCACTCCTTGTTTTTATTTTATACAATAGCTCAGACGCTTTTTGCAAATCAAGAAGAAAACCGTACTTCTCCTGTTTGTTAATAATGTATCTTATCTTATGCTCAAGAGTTATGCTTGTTAGGGAGAATCCCGGCTGTTCATACATCATCAAGTATTTGTAAACAGCTTCTGTTAGTTCTACATCATTGATACAATATTCGAGCATAGTTTCTGAATATTCACCAAAATCAGAAAAGTCTATTTTGCGCTTACTCACTAAGCTGGACAGGTTGTTAAGTGAATGTCCTCCTTTTCTGTTAGGATTAAACAAGCAAGATAATATAAGAGTGTCTACAATCTGTGACACCTTTATCTTTGTTCCCCATAGTCTATTCAAGATAGGGGCATCAAATGATAGGATGTTATGTCCTATAAATTTTTTGTAGTCCTTGATATAGTCAGCAAATTTTGTTGGACTTGTAAATGTCCTTACTTCCTTTGTGTTTGTATCTTTTGTTGCCACTACCCATATTTTAGTAGCATTGAGCGAATCAGTTTCAATGTCAAGAACCAATGCCATAGTATATACTATTTCTCCTTTCTTTGTTTCTTCATTTCCTCATTTTTCATTATGATTCTTTGAGCCTCTGCTTGTATACTTATATGACCATACTCTCCTAATCTATCCATAACAGATTGAGGTAGAAGTCCCTCTATCGCACAAGCCCAAGCATCTTCCATTGTACCATGAGCATACACTTTTTCACCAACGACATAGTTTCCTGTAAATGGATCATATTTACATTCACTAGAGAAGTAAGCGCTTGCTGCTATCCCACTCACTAGTATGATAGGTATAACTACTGATATAGCAATTAGTTTCTTATTCATAATGTTTCTTCCCCTTTATTTATGTTCTGATTTAGTAGAGTTGCTATTATTATTCCTAAGAATGATTACAGCTTCCTTGAATGAGTATCCAAAGGACAAAAGGTTGTCAAGACAATCGTCATAGGATGCTTTGCCATTTTTAAATTGTGTTATGGAATGTTCTATATTTACAACATTCTCAGAAAGTTTCTTCATGTTCATCTTCACTCTCTCCGTTTACTGTTTCATAAACTCCCTTCTCCGTCTCTCCATGTTTCATGATCCACTCATCTAGTGGCATGATGAGCGCATCCTCCTCCATTTCCATAAGCCACCGCTTCATCCCGCCCTCATCATGCATCATCGTATCCCTCTTTATCCCCCATATCATCACAATATATTCCCAACTTCTTAACTATCTTTTTATCGTATTTGTCGGCTATCTCTTTAGCTTCATCATAATAGTCACCGATACCAATGTTTTTCCATGCTTGTTTTGTGTAATCCCAGCCATACACATTATACCCAACATTATGTTTATCTTCACAAGGTATCATAATATCTCGCCAACTG